GTTAGACTAACGACTGCTTTAGGTCCGAAACTAATAAAACCATTTAATGATCTTACTGGTCCCGAAAATGTTGTGTTTGCCATATTATCCTCCTAGTTTCTGAACATAGTCTCTAGGCCGTCGACTATACTCGTCTATGTTCTTAATTAATTGTATAGTGTTTTATTTATACGCTAAATTTTAATACAGCGCAAGGTATCCCTGGGGAAAAATTGATTTTTGATAGCGCTTAAGTGGCTATCGAAACTTGAGCCTTGGATTCATCTACTTTATTAAGGCGAGTAGACTCTTCGAACTCTTTGGCAATGATTTCTTTAACAATTTCCTGAATTTTTTTATCAATATAGGACATGTTAATACTATACTTGCCCTCCTTCAGGTGCTCCTGTTGCCATTCTAACTCCAAGGACCGTTTTGTGTTGTATAGGTCTTGTGTCATTTATAACCTCCTCATAGGTTATTCTTTTTCGGTCATGATACGCATTCCCGAGATTTTCCCACTTTATACTCTTTTCTCCTAGCTTGTCAAGGATTGATTTTTCAATGGAAAGGGCATTATCTTCCGCTAAAACTTCAAATTTAGCATGATGATCGTAAGCCCAGATTGTTATGAGGAATTTTTTCATATTATTACTGTATTTTTAAAATGAGGCCGTTTTAAGGCGGCCTCATTAATTAGTTTAGGTTACGCACCTTCAACGCCATAGATACCTCTATAGTCCGAACAGCCGAAGCTGTATCTTTCTCTAGCTTTGTATCTAACGTTACCAGTATCAAAGTCTCCTTCCATTGATGTACTCAATGGAGTTCTTGAAAACAATTTCATACCGTTTGGAACGTCTGTAATGATGTACCATGAATCAGAGTCAGTTAAAAAGTTATTAACTCTATAACCTTGTGGGATCATTCCCATACTGTTGATTGCATTGATGTCATTATCAGCTGTCTGAGTTCTACCTTGAGATTTCATCAATCTCTCAGCATTGAACTGATTTGCAGAAGGAATTATCATTTTAACTCCTTTAGCTGCAATTCTTAAACCTCTTTCGTCCGTCATTGCAGCGATGTCTATTAAAGACTGCTCCAATGATGTTTCGTTAAGGTCCGCTTGAGTCGATAAAGTGTTTGCAACATTAGGTCCAGTTGAGCACGGGTGTGCTGTACTGAACAATGCTACTGCGTCACCTGTTTTGAACGTTGCTACGGATACTAATCCGTTGTTCAAAGGTAATGCACCTTTAACTTCTTTTGCGTTAGACATAGATCTTGCTAATGCTTTTGTATATCTAGAAGCTAGTCTATCGTAGAGATTATCTTCGATAGCTTCTTCAGTTATAGCGAAAGCAAGCGCGATCGTTTCCATAGTGTAACGTGCAGTGTAAGACTCTTGCGCTTCATCGTATGAAATGCCTTGTCCTTCTGCTTTTACATCAGCGTTAGCGAATCCTGTTAACATAACTTCCTCTTCGAAAGCCCTGTCACTTGATTCAGTAACGTATATTTCAGCGTGTTGATTTTCGTAACGCTTGTACTCCAGCCCAAATAGTGCATTTAGGCCTGGTTCTAGTTCTTTAACTAGCTGTGCTCGTGATATTGCCATTTCTATATGCTCCTATTATGATGCAGACGTCAAACCACCAGAGTTTACTTGGTTGAGATTCTGAACCACAACAAAACTGCAGTTAGCTGCTGTAATGTCGTTGTTCTCAGGATCCTCAGCCGAACGTAAAAGTCTCCATGCGTTTGCCGTTGCGTGAACAGTTCCAATAATCTCTGAACTTGATTGACCACTTAATTCACTACCTGCTGCAGTTACCGTCAAGCCATACGTTTCAAAAACGTCGGCTTGTAGAACTGCTGCGGCAGCAGAACCAACATAAAGTTGGAAAGGGTTATCAAGAACAAATGCTGTAATATTCTCACTGTTTGCTGGAGTAATTGGCTGGTTGTACCAGTTTGACCATGTCGGCTTCAATGTGGTAGCGGCATTATAAAAAATACCGTTTAACACACCGATAGTTGACGTGGTGATAGAAGCTTGCGCTGATATAAGATATCCATTGACAATCCTTACAGATGATCCTTGGAATAAGTCAGCATCATACGCAGCTGCTATGTAGTATTTGCCTTGTCCTTGAGTAGATGGCGTTGAGCCAAGCGTACCTGTAGGAATCAAACCAAAACCACTATCGTTTCTATTTGCCATGTTATTACTCCTTAAAGTTTATAGTTTCCTATAAACAGGTTAATTAAAATCGATGATAGGGAATTGGTTGTTATCCCGAGAAATAAAATTTACTTCTTTGTACCACCGAAGGTTACGCGAGACTGTCGATCGATGTCGATCGGCATACTCTTATGTTGTTCCTTAAGCAAGTCGTTATCTATAGCTTCGTCTTGACCTTCAGTTTGTTTTCTCTGATAGTCAACGCGTTGCTGCGCGAGTTCTTCAGGTATCCTAGCCAACAATAGGCCTCCTACTCCAATGATCCCAGCGTATTTTCCGTCAGTGATGACAGGGTAGTCTGAATTAGAATATTCGTCAGCTCTCACCAACTCGTATCCAGATCTCAATCTTCCGTAAATATTTTTACCGTCGTTGAAACCCATTGATTCAGCTCTAATCCAACGGTGTCTAAAACCGTCAGGCGCTGGTGGTGCATCCAGAGAGGATGGTGGCTTGTACTCTTTAGGACGTTCAGTTTTTGTCCGAGTTTCCGCCGCACGAGAAGTTACTTTTTTTTCGTCTTTTTTCATATGCTTATGCTCCTTCCGTGAGTTTTAATTGTTTTGCATACTCTTCGAGTGGCACTCCTAATTTTTTTGCAATGTGCACCTGTGAAGAAGTGAGTCTCACAGTTTTGCGCCCTTGTTTTACGCTTCTGTTCGCAGAAGCCACCGACTGAACGGGTCTAGGCGTAGTTGTCTCAGTACTACCAAATTTATGAGGAAAGTCAACCTTTATTCTTTTATCGATTTCCGCATAGTATTCGTCAGACTTAGGATCAAATCCTTCTTTTTCAACTAGATCCTTGTGAATTTCGAACGCAGTAAAAGTCATAGGTCTGTCTCGTCCAAACCATTTATTTTTCTCCGCCCAATCTTCAGCCATCGGATCAGCTTGAGGCATTTGTCTCGGTGTCTGTCGTGGTAATTGTCCACCGTCAGAAAGCTGCACAGGTTTTTCCTGAGCCATGCTTTCTTTTCGTTGCTCCATTTTTGCACCATCAAATGCTAACGCAGCAATTCTTTTATTTGCTTGAACTTGAGCTGCAGCATCACCCGCTTCAATGGCACGCGCTAATTCATTTTGCGCAGAATCCATTCCCGTCTTGATGTTATCCTCAAATTTTTTAGTATAATCAGAATCAACTTTTTGAAATCTATCCTGATCGACCCTTCTTGCTTGTTCTAAAGAATTAGCATATTCAGTAGCGGCTGCTTCTCTACGTTCTGCTTCTCTCATTTTTCTTGTGAGTTTAGCAATACGTCCTTGAACGCCTTTACTGTATTCTTCTAATTTAGTATCTTCTTCTTTTGGTTCTTCTTTAACTTCCGTGATCTTTGGTTCTTGTTCCTTGGTTTCTACAACGGCCTCCTCTTTTACTTCTTCTACTGCTACATCTGTTTCAGGCCCCGATGTATCAATATCAACCAATTTTTCACTTGGTTTTTTTTCTTCTTCTGGCATAGTTTCTCCTATGATTAATATTTGTGCAGGATATCTGTTGGATCCTGTACGGTTGCTAATACTTCATCTTCATTTAAAAGACGAACTTCCCCACCTTCAATTTCAATACGTGATCCTGCATAACGTGCAAAGACCACCCAATCACCAACCTTGCACCACGGACCTGAAGGATATCTTTCTTTATCCTTATAACAAGAGTCCCCCATCGCAAGAACGTTTCCGCATTGCGATGCAACTTGTTGTCTGTCTATAGTTTCTGTACCAATTAAAAGACCTGCATCAGTTTTTTCTTTCATTCTGAAAGGTAAAACTAATAGTCGCCAACCGGTAGGTTGTGGTAATTTTGTAGTTTCTTTTGTAATTTCTTTTGGTTTTTTTAATCCAACTAATTCTTTATTTGGAAGGTGAATCTTTGAGTCCTCGCTTGAGGTCGATAACTGTCCCTGATTTGCCATTTAGCTCCTTATCATGTTGCAGGTTAGAGATTTCCTGTCGCACTGATTCCAGCGCATTAATTTGCCCTATTATATACTTGTAAGTTTCCATATTGTCAACCCCTCCGGATGTAACCGAGATCGCTAATTGATTTATTCGTCTTTCTAGTGCTCTTTGAAGTTTATGAACAACGTGTTCTGCTTCCATATTATATAGCACCTACTACTCTTAAGCAGTCAAGACAATTCTTTCTAAATCTTAAGTGAGTAGCGCAGTGATTAACTGTTGATTCTTCTGCAGCAGTTTCTAAAACTACTGGTTCTTCTTTCTTCCCAAATAGGAAGCTCCACAATTTTTTTAATAGATTCATTACTTAATTTGTATTCCTACTTTTTTTCCTTTAAGAACTGCACCACCACTTCTTACCCATGTATGAGGACCAGAGGGTCTTGGTCTTGATCCATGTTGAAGACCGATTCTTCCACCTCTAGCTTTTTTATGAGGATAAGCTTTTTTTAATTTGTCCAGACTTTTTTTTAGTTGTGGTGGCAACGGTGCTGCCTTAATTTCGTCTCCAAGATTTTTTAAAAGTTTATCTACATTCACGTCTTTAACAGCGCCCGGTTTTGGTTTTGGTTTAATTTTGGTTATAACTTTTCTTACTAGACTACCTAAGCCATGTTTAGCACGTAAAGGTTTTGCACCGCCAACATGCCTTTGTAGTGCTCTTCTAAAATTTCGTCTACCTGTAGCTATTTGTCCTTCTTGACTAGAATGAGGTTTTCCTTTTTCACGATCTGGGCCTGCCCACGTTATGTCATGATAATCGCTCATCGCCTTTCTGTGAAGTCTTTCCAAACGTCGTTTACCAGAAGCAACTCTTCCTTCTTTTGTAGAATGTGGTTTAGCTTTTTCACTTCCTCCAAGTTGTTCATGTATACTCTTAATACCCCTCCTACCTTTTTTACCTAGTGTTAAAGTACCACTTTTAAATCCTGTTCTTCCACCTTTAGCTTTTAGGATTCTTGTCTTGTTCCAAGAATAGCTTTTTGGTTTTTTATTCTTAATTTTAGTTTCCATTTCTTGTGCAGTCCAAGTTTTGCCCCCTAACATTTCAGTCTGTTTCTTATAGTCACCTTTTTTATATTCTGCACTATCAGTTATTTTCTTAAGTTCTTTTTGTGTTTTAAGTCTTGAATGTGGATGTTGTGCTGATTTAGCTACATCAGGTACATATTTTTTAGCCCCTCCAAACTGACCTCTTCTACCTTGTCTTTTCCGTGTTGGTGATGTTGCTACTATTCTTATCGGCATATTATTTTCCTTTTCTAGCTTTTCCCATTTTCTTAAATGTCATTGCTAACGCTTTTCTCTTCGGAGTGCAAGTCTTTTTAGAACCTTTTTTAAGGCCTATTCTTCCGCCTTCAGCTCTTTTTTTAGAAGATCTTGGATCCTCCTTAATTCGCGTTGGTATATAATGTCCAGAAGGGGTTAGTTTATACTTGTCTGTAATATTCCCTGTTCGTTTTCTTACGAATGGTGCTCCTCCTGCTCTGTTTTTTCTCCAAGTTCCAGATCCGTGTTTAAAACCTGCACGTCCACCGCTTTTAAATCCAACTCTATCTCCACCATTAGTATAACCATTCGCAAAATGGCCACGCGGTACATTGTATCCTGGTACTGATGCTAACGGGTTTGCTCTAGTCCACTTGCTCATTATTTTTTACCTGAAGCTTTTATAGCTTCATATTTGTCGTGAATTTTAGAAACTTTTATAGCTGCGTCTCTTTTTATTTTTGAACTTTTTGCTGTTTTACCATGTTTATCAACATGCTTAACAATATCTTCAAAATCTGCTCTTCTCTTTGTTAAATTTTTAGCTATAGGAACAGATTTAATTGTTCCAGATTTTTTACCGAGCAGTCCAAATCCTTTTTTGGCTATTCCAAATATACCCATAAGTCCTACTTATTAATTTTTTGGTCTGGACGATCGCCCCATTTTCCATAAGACTCGTCTCTACGATCTTTCATAGATTGTGACTTAGTAGATTCTGCTCCAGTTCTCGCACCTAAAGATTCATCTTCTCTAGCTTTGTAGCCTTGTTTTTTAACTTTCTTGCCGGCCTTGTACGGGAATCGAGATTTATAGGGTCTTGTTCCGAAATCGTTTCTCATAGTTTTCTCCTTCTATATTTATATGTTTTTAATTATTAATTGTCTACCTTATTTTTTCTTACCATTTCTAAATATTTGTGTACCCTTTATACCAAAAATGCTCGCGCAGACTAGCACCCAAAGTGAAGTAAACCACGTTGGAAGCTGCTGGAAATGATCAAAAAATATTTTTACTTTTTCTAAAGCATCCGGTGAATCGCTGAAAACCCCCCAGGCCAAAATTATTATGGGCGCCGAGAGAATTATAAGGACGAATTCGTCCTTGAGATCTGTCTGACGGGCTTCTAAAAGCTTTCCCTGGTAAGATTCCTCACCACGGGCTTGCCGTTCTGCATGCAATAATTGTGCATCAGACATAGCCGCTTTTGCCTTCTGGCGATTAGAATAAATTTTTGCACCCGTTTGCAGCGCAATACGAGCTAAACCAAACCAAGCCATATTAGAACCAAGTAGCTGTTTGTTTTCTAGCTGCTCCAGTACCTTTTACTGTTACTTTATCACCAGTAGGAATCCTTTGACCAGATCCTCTGATACTAGATTTTGCTCTTGGATCTCTTATTAGATTCTGAGAAGGAATTTTAATCTTTACAGATTTTCCTAACGGTGCTTGTTTTTCATGTGCCATATTTTTCTCCTAGGTTTATATATACTAACTACGTGGACCTTTCAAGGTTCTAACGTCTTTAGCCTTCATTTTATCTGAAGTCAGTTTAACATCAGCAGATATCAATGATTTCTCAATTGCTGTATCTGCTCTTAAATGAGCTAATTCTTCATTTTGTTCTAATTTTTCTTCGGCAATTTGCTGGCCTTTTAAAAATTTAGTTTTATCTAAATTAATTCTAGCCGCATCCTCTTTTACCTTCCGCTCTTCTTCCATAGCTTTAAGATCAACTTCTCTTTGTTTCAATTTAAGTAATGGATCATGGTCAAACTGGGAAGTAATTGTTTTTTCTTCCTTCATAAACTCTTCAGTCATATCCGCAATCAATACTGCTTTTCTAGCTTCTATTTTTTGAGAGATTTGTTGAAATTGTTGTTGCATCTGTGGGTTCTGAGTAGCCTGTTGTTGCATTTGTGGCAACATTTGCATTTCTTGCTGGAATTCTAATTGAACCTGTTCCTGAGCCATTAAAGAAATATGTTCTAATACATTTTTCTCTAAGGCTGCTGTTATACTTGGATTATTTCTAACAAAGTTAGTAGCCATAAAAAATAAGTGAGCCGTTACATGCGCTCTGTGATCTTGGCCAGGAAATGCCTGAAAAGGTTTCTGTGCCAAAGCATCAATGTGCTCGATCGCCGGATCTTTAGGTTGATTCGGTGGAGGTGGTGGTAAAATTCTATCAATATCCTTTACACCTATCGCCGTGTACATATTTCTATATGCCATGTACATATTATGCATTGGTGGATTAGTTTGAGCTAATTGTAATTGTGTTTGAGCCATTGAAATTCTTTGAGACATTGAAAATATATTTGGATCCGCAACGGGTAGAATATCTATCCTGTCATCAAAATCTGTTTGTTTAACATTTCTTGCGGCACCTACTACATCATAAGGATATTCAGGTGGCAAATACGTAGCAAATACTTTTGCTAGTAATTTAAATTCTTGTTTTAGGGCCACGTACAGTCTCTTATGGATTGCTGACATTACTCTTGAACCACGTTCTAGAAGAGCGACAGTCGTACCAACAGCGGCCTGCTGGTTCCCGTCCCCGACCTGCATGTCAGCAATGGACGCGAATCTTTGTCCTGCTTGAACTACAATACCCATCAACTGTAATAATGTCTGTGATGGTTCTTTATAAGGTAAGAATACGAAAGCATCTTTTAAATTTCCACCCGGAGTGTCAACATCCTTGAATTCTCCAGGCTGTATATTAGCGGCATCATCTTTTACTCTGACACCCCTCTGTTTAAATCCGGCTGGTAAATTTGAAAGTGTACCAGCATCTAATAACTGACGGAGAGCCGCAGTTGCAGTACGACTCAATCCGCCAATCATGTGAATGAGTCCAAGGCCATAAAATCCTAGTCCTGGCAGAAATTTGAAATGGACAAAATATTGGATTTTAAGTTTCTTTGGATCATTGGGCGCGAAGTTCCTTCTTATCGAAAGGACCTTCCGACTACCTTCTTCGATTGTTACGATGTAAGGTAATTTTATTCCGGTTGGTTCTCCGTCGGGACCAACATCTTCGAATCCTTCTAGATCTAGATTAACGTGGCATTCTAGAACTGTATACATAGGTTCGACTCTTTGGGATTTTGTAATTCCTTCTACTTCTCTCTCTTTTTCTTTTAACTCATTGGTAATTGTACCTTGAGGTTTAGCGAGTTCAATATCTGAATAAAATCCTGCGACTTGTTGCTTACGCAAATCATTTTCGGAAATTTTTAATACATGGATGACCGCTTCCGCATCGTCTAATGAGGTAGCCGTATACGGAACAACGAGATCATCTGCAGGAACAAACTTAGAAACAGCTCGTCCCAGTAAATCGTCATAATAAACTTTTTTAAATGTAGAACCTGATAATGGTAAATAAAATAACATTTGATCAAATTCAGGTTCATATTCTTTCATTTGATCCATTAACTGATAGTTCATGAAATTTTTAACTCTTTGCGACTGTTGTTCTTTTATCGGGTTAGATACACCCATGACCATGGTTCTAACAGGTCCATCAGCCGGTAATAATTCTTTATAAGCTAGTGCTTGAAACTGAGTAACAGCTTCAGCTAAAACTGGGTGAGTGGCACCGGATGCTCCTTGGAAAGGTTGAGTTCTATTATCATATTTAAATCCTAAAAGATCTAAACCAACAATATAAGCTCTTTCCCAATCTCCACGGGAAAATTTATATTCTCTGTAATCATTTTGTAATTGATTTCCAATTTTATCAGTAATGTCTTCAGGAAGTAAATCATTTAGATTGGCGAAAGGATCGCCTTCATCAGGCATGTCGACTTGACTAGGGTCAAAATCTATAGTTGCTCCCGCTTCGTCTTCTGTAATTTCTACTGGTCCTTTTCCTAATTCTTCCGCAACATCAACTTCCTCGAAATTTTCTTTAACAATTTCGTCTTCGGGGCGTTTAATATTAGGGAGACCTTTATCGATTTCTGCCATTTAAATTCTCCTGTTTCTTCTTATCCTTTTTTGCTACTTTAATCAACCCCTGTGGATTAGGTCCTTTTAAAGGGGGTATCGCGTTCCATTTAACATGCTTCATGTTTTTAACAAGTGTTGGATTTTCTTTTACCATTTTATTTTTAAATTAGTTATACCACCACCCATATAACCTGCTCTGCCGCCGCCTGCA